GAAGACCCAGAAGTAGCAGCGGCAATGATACGACTATTATTAGAGAATTCAAGAGAACCCTTATTAAGAGCTTTACTGCCTGGTTGTAAAAAGAATGGAATATTTTCAAGCATAAGGGTAACACGTGAGAGCATTTCTCGTGCAGTCGCTCCTTTATTTGCAAGAATTGCAACCGTTTTTTCCGAATTAAATAATGCAAACCATAAGAGGTAGGCGCAGGCAGAGATTGACTTGCCAGATTGACGACATGCGAGAATGACATTGAATCTATTTTCCTCAAATTGTTTAAACATTTTTTTCTGGTAAGGATATAGTTTAAATGGTATTAATCCTTTATCCAGTGAAATGACCTTACAGTATGTTTCAGAAAAATATACTGGATCATCCATACATCTTTTGTATTCTTTTAAAAGTTCAGGTGTCCATTCTTGGATTACACCATCTCTTTTTACATTAGGATTCCCTAAGTAGTTTTCGGTCTGGTTCGGAATCAATTACTTCACCTTGTTGTAATAATTTTTGAATGTCAGCAGTTGATCCAAGAAAAATATTATTCTGTTGATTTTCCACTCTTTTAGGTTCATCACTAAGTTCTTTCACCTTTTTATTTAAATCCATTAATTTATCATTTACGTCTGATAAATTCTTAATCATGCCAGATAATACTTCGTATGCTCTAGGATGTTCAGATTCTCTGGCTACTTCAACCATAGTATCTAAAGCATCTTTACCCTTTTCTAGCAATTCATAATATGTCTCGCGAGAATATTCATAATCATTTTGTTTATTAGAATCCGTCACTATCATTTGCTCCATAATATGTTGTTGTAAATCCGAAATCACTATCAGCTAATCCAATACTGGTTATTGGATTAGGATCAATTTGCAATGTCTGAACCCGAACATCAGAATCAGCAATTCCTCTACCAATATCAAATAATCTTGCATTTGCTTGCCTAATGACTTCACCTTGGTTAATACCACTATAAAAAGATACCCTCATTTCAAAATCTAATGTATAAATTATTGTTCTTCTTGCTCCCAGTTCATTTTCAAAATCATCTTGAAAAGAAACACCGTTAATTGCAATTGGTAAATCTTCTCTATAATTTGGGTATTCACTGGCAAACGGTATAAGTGTCAATGAGTATTGTGGATTAAAGGAAGGTAAAATCTGTTCAACAATTTGTAAAGAGTCATCTTGGGTCTTTGCATATACATTTAATTGAAAGGATATAATATATGGTACACCGGTAAATAATTTATTTCGATTTGTATTTGCCGTACCAGCGGTAACGACATTATTTATTTTTGAAAGTTGTCTGGCTGTATCATATGCTATACCAGTAATTTCAAATGACATACGAGGCAGTTTAATTGCAACTTGTGTATCATTATTTAAATCTGCATTTTCTCTAATACGTTCTATGTATTTATCTTTTGGTGCATATGACAGTGGAACTTTAACCTGTGATATTACCTTTCCAGAACTATTCTTACGCAGCACGTAAATATTGTTAAACAGCTTTCCAAATGCTGCAACACATTTACGGGTTTTTTCATGGTAAAAATAAGTCCCAAACATAATTAACCTTTATAAATTTTCTGCAAATGATCCTCAAAAGCCTCAACCTTTGTTAATCTATCTGGCCACAAAATATATTCTTTTTCTGGATTCTTTTTCAAATTATTTAAAAGTGGGGTAATTGCATTATATAATTTATCCAATTTTTCTTGTGTCGTTGATGCCGTAGTTGATACTCGGTCTAATTGTGTAGTGGCCTTTTGAACAGATTCTAATTCTTGTTCATCAACTGCCGTAAAACCAAAATCAAAAATATCATCACTCATTTAAATTTATCCATTCTGTTCCATTCCATCCTTGCCATTTTTTATCTGTCGTATTAAAAACTATAGTACCTTCAGATACGTCACTATCTCTAAGAGTTAAAATTTGATCTGAATCTAAATTATACATTGGTTCCATTAATTATTCTCCGGATCGCCAAATGGATTATCTTCTGTAAAGTCTAAGAAATCATTTCCAAACGTTGAGAATATATCATTCTGTTCATTTTGTGATATCTTATTATCTTCTGTTGTTGCTGTAACAGTTCTATTAACAGCAGGAACCTCATTGCCTATTTCAATAGTTCCTGTTATAAATGTGTGGAATTTACCGTCAGACGCGCCAACATGAATAAGATGAAGTTTCTGATCTGAATCAGAATATTTTGAAACCTCACCTGTAATTTTAACTCCACTTGATAATGTTTGTGTTACTATTGTACCAGGTTCAATAGTTCCACTTTCTCCTAATGTCAGAATATATGTATATGCATAATCTTTTTCAATTGTATCAATTTCTGCAACACCGGTATCAAGATTTTCATCATTATATTCAAAGAGTTGAGCTCTTAATCTATATACAGGTAAATTTTGCAATTGATAAAAAGGCTGCTCATGTTCAACGTGGGTTATTTCAAATAATTTATTTGATAATCTAAGATAAATTAAATCGCCTTCTTTTGGTCTAATACTATTAATATCATTGTCGTATTTGGCTACAGTTTGAGACCATCTTCGTCTGGCCACAACAAAGGTAGCCTCATCACGAATTTCCACTCCAAATTTAGTAAATAAATCACCTTCTCCTTCAAATCCTTCAATATTATCAATATACATTTCTATACGATATGATGAATTAAATGTGGAAGGAACGTCTTGACCAAAAATTTCGTCTTCGTTTACAATATCTCTAGGTAAATAATAAACATCTTGCCCATAGGTTTTTAGGGATTCGATGATAATATCTTCAAACAGATTTTGTTCTGATTTAACTTTTTCGGAAAAATAGATATTTCTCATCTGATTATCCTATAAAAAAGTCAGGTGGTAATTCATGTTCAAGTCTTATACTTTCTTTTAAATCTTCTTTTTCTGCCTGAGCATCATCATAAAATTGTCTGCCATTTAGCACAACTCCTCCAGGTAATTGCATACCTTCAAATTTAACCAAATTCATACCCCACTGTTCTTTTATTAAGGCAGTTGCATATGATTTTAACCACATATCATTCCAAATATTAGTGTTACTGGTAGGAATCTTTTTATATGCTTCATAAACAATATAATCATTTTCCTTTATATCTTTGGCTTGAAATTCACCATGAATATATAATCTGTTTTGTTTTCTTGAATAAGTCGTTTGTGGAACACCATTTAATTCCATATCCAATAATGAAAGATATTGCTGTAATTGATGATAATATGCCAAATCACCAACATAATTTTGCATATTGGCAATATCATTTAACATCATTTGGTATTTGATATCGAAGAAGTTTATACCACTTGTTGTAGTATTTGATACACTGAACATTTTTACAATATATAAAACGTCTGAATCCAAGGTAATATATTTATTTGTTACATCATCAGCAGTTATTTGATGTGAAATATATGTTCTGAAAACTGCATCTGAATTATATTCTTGCCAGTATTGTATTGCCTCATCAATTCTGTCATCAATTTGGTCTTCGTCCACGTTGATTTCTAATACAGGATCGCCAAGCCGCCTTTTGCAGTAATCAATTAATGTATCTCTTGAAGTAGGATTGGCCATGAAGCACTCCGTTTAATTTCTATATAATGTATTTATAACAAAATTATTCTTCTAAAGAAGAATCTCCACCATCTGGATTTACTATATTTCCATCACCATGTGTAGGCCAAATAATATCAAATGGATTATAAATATTAACAGTTAAATCATAAAGATCTGTAATATATTTGTCTATGTAAATATCAGAAGTTCCATTTTGTATTGCTAATTTTCTAGTAGCTTTAGCATCTTTTATCATAACATCTATTTTATCTAAAATTTTTTGTCTTTCCTCTTTCATTTCAGTTGTTGTGGGTGTTGTTCTATATTCCCAATCGGTTCCATTCCATTCTAATTTGCAAAATGTAACATTATCTGGTCTTTCAGGAATATCAGGAGCTACTTGGTAACCAGCATCAGATAACTCATCTTCAGTAAATGTTGAAGAATCTGTTCTGGTTTTACCATTACTAAGTCTAATTCTATTTCCTATAGGTTGTGGATAGGAACCATTTAAAGAATATAGCATTTATTACTCCACAAATTT